CCTAATACTGGTCAAGCTTTTGTAGGTAAGACAAGTCGTAATAAGATACCTGCTAATTTATATAGAATATGGCATGATCCATTTGCTTTACCTAAAGATACTAAAAATGTTTCTAGTAGAGATTCTCTTGGAGCTTTCTATGTGTATGAAAGAAATAATAACTTTACTCCTGGGTTTGGAGATAGGATAGTAGCCGCTTTTGTAGGTCGTCCTAGTACTACAGATGAGTTTAATGAAATTATGTTTAAAGCGGCTGATTATTATAATGCTATTATACTTTTTGAAAATGACAGGGGTGATGTTTTTAATTATGCTAAAAATCATAAGAGACTTCATCAATTAGCTGATGAGCCTGAAATTATTTGGAAGAAAGCTCTACAAGGTAAAAAAGTAGGTAGAAAGAAAGGTATAAGTATAAATACACCAAGAAAGCTTGACGGTGTGGTATATTTAAGAGATTGGCTAATTCAAAGGCGTGGTAAAGACGATTTTGGCGGAAATTTATTAAATTTACATTATATTTACGATGAAGCCTTTTTAAAGGAATTATTAAGGTTTAACTTAGATAAAGGTAATTTTGATAGGGTATCTGCTGGAATAGTAGGTCAATATGATATTAAAGAACAATTCCAAGTAGATATTAAAAAACCTGTCGAAGTTACAGACGGTACTAGTATTTTTGATAGACCTTTATTTGGAAATAAAAAATAAGATAACAATGTATAGATTACCAAGACAAAAAATATCTAGTAAAGAAAAGAACGAAAGACATCCTGTTACTGGGAAGACTTGGGGAGAAGATACTATAGATTATTTCATTGATGAAATATCTGTTACTGAACGTGAAGAAATTATTTCTAATTATAGGTTAATAGAAGGTATATTAAATGAAGAAGATTATGACTATGTACTTAATCCTTATAATACTACTATTGATAGATATAAAAGATTTGGTGCTACTCTTAGAAACTACGATATTATATCTCCTGTTATCAATTTATATACAGGGGAATTTAACCAACGTTTTAAAAACTTCCAAGTACTAGAAAGTAATTCAGGTGAAGATAATGATTATAAAGAAAGTCTAAATGATTTAATTACTGATTACTATAGACAACAAGCTATTAATGATATTAACGCTTTAGGTATTGATAGTGGAGATGAAACTGTTGAACAAGGTCAACTGCAAGAAAAGATAGATAGCTTTAATGAGGATTATGATGAAACTAGAATCATTAGTGGTCAAGAGATATTAGAGTTTATATATAACGATCAAGATTTAGATGATAAATATCAAGATGCTTATAAAGATTGGGTAGTAGCAGGTAGAGCTATTACTTATAAAGGTATTCACCATAATGATATAGACTTTGAAGTAGTACCGCCTTGGCAATTTACTTTCCCTCTTAATCTAAGAAGTAATTTTATTGAAGATGCTCCTTGGTGTATTAGAAGACAAATTATGACTTCTAATCAAATACTGGATAGATGGCATGATAAACTTAGTGAAGCTCAGGTTGAGTGGTTAGAGGCAGAAGGTAGAGACGATGGATTTACTCATGCTAGAGGTTATACTAACTTACCTAGTCAATGGATTAGTAATAGAGAAGATTATGCTAATCATAGCATACTACAAGAAATTCATGGTATTGAAGTATATCACGTACAATGGAGAAGTTTTAGAAAAGTAGGATTATTAACTACTATTGATGAACTAGGGCAACCAGAAGAAGTAGAAGTAGATGATACTTATAGAATGGATAAAGAAGCAGGTGATGTTTCTATTGAATGGGGTTGGCAAAGTGAAGTTTGGGAAGGATGGAGACTAGGCCACGAATATACTAATATATACATTGAAGTTAGACCTTTACCTTATAATAGAATGGAACTTAATAATAGTTCTACTCAGAAGTTAAGTTATAATGGTAGAGTGAATAGAACTGTTAGTGGTACTATTAATAGTTTAGTTACTGCTGGTAGACCTTATCAATTAATATTTAACATACTACATTATCAACTAGAGAAAGCTATTAATAAGAATAAAGGTAAAGTAATGGTTATACCTCAAGGTGTTATTCCTAAAGGTATTAATGGTTGGGATGAAGAAAAGTTTATGTATTATACTGATGCTAGTGGTATGTTAATTATAGATGAAACACAACCTACTGCTGGACTTGCCTTACAAGCTATCAAACCAATTGATTTAAGTATGGGGCAATTTGCTAAAGATTCTATAGAGTTAATGCAACACGTTAAACAAGAGTATTGGGATTTAATAGGTATGAACCGTCAACGTTATGGTGATGCTAAAGCTAGTGATGGTAAAGGTGTTAATGAACAAGCTATCTTTAGAAGTTCTATAATCTCAGATGAATTATTCCGTAAATTTGAAAAATTTCAAGAAAAAGATTATGCAGGTTTCTTAGATTTGTCTAAATTAGCGTATATTGACGGGAAGAAGGGAAAATATGTTAATAGTCAAGGTAGAGAAGCTTTCCTTAATCTTAATGCCGATGATGCTATCCATAAACTAGAAAGTGATTATAACATTCATGTTAAAAATAGTAATAGAGAAAGTGAAAATATACAGATGGCTAAAGAATATGGTTTTAGTCTAGGACAAAACGGGGATGCTCCTACTATGTTAGAACTAATAGAAAGTACTAACTTTACTAAGACTAAAGCAATCGTTGAGAAGATTGACGAAATGAATAAACAAAGAGAAGAAGCACAAGCCCAAGCTGAAAGAGATAATGCTTTAGCTATAGAAGAAAGTCAAACTGCTAGAGATCAAGCTAAAGACGAGCTTGAACGTTATAAAGTTGACACAGATTATGATAAAGCTATTGATGTTAAAGAACTTGAACTACAAGACAACGATAGAAATAATAATGGTGTACCCGATAATACAAGAGATGGAGGAGATGGAGGAGATGATAACAGGGAATCACTTAATGAAACTAGACGTTTAAATAATCATAAGATTAATTTAGATAATGCTAATCTTAAACTTAGTAGAAGAGATCAAACTCGTAAAGACAAAGAGACTGATGCTAAGATTAAAGAAATGAAAAAAAGACCGACAACAAGTAAATAATTAATTAATAATAGATTTATAACTAATAATAAAAATTATGCACAATAACGAAGACGACATATCCTTAGACCAAGTATTAAATACTGGTACTGGTGCAGACTATACTCCTGTGCCTGATAATACTGGGGGAACACCACCTGCTGATACACCACCTGCACCTGCTGATACACCACCTGCACCTCAACCCAGAGCAACTGATGATGGTAATGCTGATGAAGATGGTAATAATTCTGATAATCTTAAACACTTATTAAGTACCTTTGGTAATGAAGAAGGTTTAACTGAAGAGAATATTGAGGTTAGAAAAGAATTATTAGCTAAATATGGTGGTCATACTTTTGATCAACATGGTAATATTATTGATGATAAAGGTGAAATTCATAAATCATTTGATGATTTATTAGCTTTTACTGAATCTGAAGATACTACTACTTTAGATGATAATGGTAATCAGATTGATGAAGATGGTAAAATAATTAAGACTGCTTTAGATATAGCTAGAGAAGATACTGTAATTAATAAACTACATGAACAATCTGGTTATGAGTTTATGGATGAATCAGGTAATATTAAAATTTATTCAGATGATGAAGATGGTTTTAAAGAACTTACTGATGATATGTCTGCTCAAAGATTTGGAGAATGGAGAACATCTTTCTTTAATCAAACTCCTGAATTAGCAAGTGTAGCTAAACATTTACTAAGTGGTGGTACTATTGAAAGTTATCATTCGCCTACAGATTATTCTGCTGTAGACGTAACTAAACTATCTGATGGAGATAAAGAAAGGTTTATAAGACGTTCTTTAGAAACTAAAAATATGGGAAAAGAACGTATTGATAGTCTTATTACTTTATTTAAAGATAGTGCTTTATTAGATAGAGAAGCATTAGTAGCTTTAGATGATTTAACACAATATGATGCTTCTATGAAAACAGAACTTGATGAACGTTATAATCAAGCAGAAGCTCAAAGAGAAGCAGATAATGAAGCTTATTGGGATGGTGTAGAAAAAGTTGTAAGTCAAGGAGATTTAGGAGATATTAAGATTCCTGCTAATGAAAAACAAGGTTTCTTTGATTATTTATCTATGGTTGTAGATGATAAAGGAACTACAAAAGAAATGGTAGATAGAAGTAATGAAACTACCGAACAACAACTAACTTTTGCTTACCTTCGCTATAAAGGGTATGATATAAATCAACTTGTTAAAAGTAAGGTAACAATGAGTAAAGCAAAAAGTCTAAAAGATATGCTTAAAAGAGGTGCAAAGTTAAAACAAAATGTAGCTGACACTAGTACTGGTACTGGTAAAAGCGCAGGTGATGTTACTATCAGCGACTTATTAGGTTAATATATATATTAATAATTAATAATTAAATTAAATTACGATGGCAACAATTTTGAACACTAATTTAGCTAATCAAAATCAATCTAGGGTTTTATTCCATGAACGTTTTGATGCTAAAGGGTTTACTAATAATAATTCTCTTTCTGAAATGAGACTTACTAAAAGTGATACTCTAAATCCTGTTATTACCCATCTTATGGGGCAAGAAAATAAAAAGTTTCCTCTTACTTTTTTAACAGAAGGTCAAAAAGGAGGTATGAAAAAGAATGAAATACAAGAAGTTGAATATAATTGGCCTGTTATGACTAGAATGAAGAGAAGTGATGCTATTGCTTCTCATGAGTATGCTAGTACTGATAAGATTGGTATTGGAGGTGCTCCTTTTAAGTTAACATTTAAAACTCAATGGCTTAAACAACAACACATTGTACATAGTCCAAATGGTGTACAAGCTCGTATTCAGGGTAGACCTGAACCTGTAGCTAATGGTTGGGAATATACTTTAAGAATTATTTATCGTGACCCTACTGAAACTGTACCTTTTGCAGAAATTGCACCTAATACACTTTGGTCTATGGTTGGTGGTGCTCCTGTTGCTGAATCACATTCTAGTGGTAATGAAAGTAACAAACAAGCTCCAGGTAAGTTAAAGAACCAAATATCTATTATAAGAAAGTCTTATGAAATAGGTGGTAATGTTAAAGAAAGAACTGTTGAGTTCCAGTTTAACATTAAAGGTAAAATGACTAACTACTGGATGCCTTTTGAAGAGTATCAGCATGAGATTGAATTTAAACAAGCTTGTGAAGAGCATATGTGGTGGTCTAAGTATAATAGAGATAGTAAAGGTAATATTACTACTTTTGATGAAGAGACTGGATTTGCAATTCCTATTGGTGGGGGTGTAAATGATCAAATTCCTCATAAAGATACTTATGGTGTTTTAACTGTTCAAAAATTACATAACACTGTAGGTGATGTATTATATGGTGGTACTGATACAGGTAATATGGACGTAGTTCTATTTACAGGTATTGGAGGTGCCAGAGAGTTTGATAACGCTATTAAAACCGAAACTAACGGTGCTGGTGGTTGGAGACTTATTGAAGGTAATGTTGCAGATAAGTTTGTACAAGGTACTCCGGGATCTAATAAACTTTCTTTTGGAGCTTATTTCAACCAATACAAACACGTAGATGGTCATACTATTACTATTAAGTTACTTAACTTACTAGATTTTGGTGGACGTGCAGATAATGCACCTAAACATCCTATGACTGGTTACCCATTAACTTCTTACGAAATGTATTTCGTAGATATGAGTACTTATGATGGAGAACGTAACTTACAAATGGTTTGTCAAAAAGGTCGTTCAATGGTTCGTGGTGTTGAACAAGGTATGACTTTAATTAAAGGTTCTAGTTATGGAGATTACAATGGTAACTCTAAGAACTTAATGTTAGCTACTGACCAAGATAAAAGTTCAGTACATTATTTAAAAACATTAGGTGTATCTATTCGTAGAAATACTCACTGTTTTAAATTAACTTGTGATTTATCATAAAGTTTGAACTTACTAAATTTATAATGTAGATAATGGGGGTAGCAATACTCCCATTATTATTAAACAATAAAAATAATCTAATAATATTAAAATGGATAATACTGAAACAATAAAACAACCTCAATATTTTTATAGTACTTTTGCTCTATCTGTAAGAAGAGTTAATAACCCTGGACTTCCTGGGGATGATACTTCTCTTTATAATATAAAGATAGGTTCTTCTCTTAAAGGACAAGGTCCTCTTAAAGGACTTGACTTTGAAGAAGAAAAAAAATATTTACCTGAACTTATTAGTATCTCACCTTCTGATGTACATTGGAGAGCTAAAGCTAATATGTATTGGAATAACATAGCTGTTGTAGTTCCTGCTGATGGTACTACTGTAGAAAAACTTCAAGGTAGACCTATGAACTTTAAATTAGCTTTTACTAGTAAAGTAGATAGAGATAGATTTGAAGATACTCTTGACTTAGAAAAGAAAGCTGAAATCTCTAAAAAAGGGGAAGTTATAGATGGAATAGGTGATTATATCTTATTTAGGTATTGTCTAGTATATGGTAGAGTTGCTAATTCAAAAGCAGATATTCATAAGACAGCTAAAATTAGATTCTATTTATTTAGTAAAGAAACTGAAACTAAGAATGCCCATAAAGCTCTTAAACAACGTTCAGAAGCAAGTACATTATTTAATACTTTATTAGATCCTACTAAAGAAGGAATGGTAAATGCTTTATTATTAATGTTTAAAGCTAATTTAGCTGATTTTGAAAGTTTAGCTGATAAACATTTAGCACTAGAAGCTTTTGCTGCTAATACTCCTAATGATTTTATAAATTTTATAAATGATGGGGCTTTAGTTATTAAAGCTACAATAAAGAAAGCTGTAGCAGGTAATATCATACATCAACCTTCTAATACCGATAGTTACTACTATGGTGATGGTAATGAAGTTTGTTTAGGTACTACTTTAATGGATACAGTGTTGTACTTTAAGTCTACAGACGAGAAGAAAAAACAAATTGTCGATGTTATTAAAGCTCGACTTAAACAAATATAGACTATGCTTGCCCAAGAAATGCACTTAGAAATTGATTTAGAATTACAAAAACTTAATTCTCAATTTAATAAAAATATACTTCCTGAAGAAAAAGATTGGTTTCTTAATAATGAAGTTAGGAAGTTTATTAAACATAGGTTAGACCCTACCTCTAATGCACGCCAAACTGGGTTCGAAGATACTGCTAAAAGATTAGATGATTTAAGAGAACTAGTTAAAGTAGAGAACAAACCTATTTTAACAGATGATAGAGGAAGGAAGTACGTTGTGCTTCCTTCTAACTATTTTCAATATGTTCGTGTTGATTCTTTCTCTTTTAGAAGTTGTGTAACTCCCGCACCTACTCAGGTGGCTGAAACCAATTATATAGCTACAGTTGATATGCGTATACCAAGTATTTTACCAAGTGTTTATAATATTATAGCTAATACACCTTCTGGAGCTAAAACTCTTTTTACTATTACTGATCTACCTACTGGTTATCTTCAAGGTACTAATATAGCTTCTCAAAGGTTTGCTTTGATTAGAGCTATTAGAATTAAACTAGAAGAAGCTGTAAAAGAACAGTTTACCTCCATTCCTGATTTATATTGGGAAGAAGTACCTAATAATGGTCAACTTAATAAGTTTAGAATAGAGAGTACTGAGGAAATTACCTCCATAGTTATTAATATAGATACTACTAGTACTACTACAACTATAAGTCCTCTTACGACAATGCGATATTCGTTAGCGAGTACGCCCTTGCGGTCAAATACTCGAATCTTAGACGAGGAATTTTACTTAGATGCCGTAAATTCTCATTTATCCAGCAGTACCGCAGAAAGCCCAATCTCAACTATACGTGGAAATAGGATAGAAATCGACCAACATAAAAGTGTGGTATTAGGTAGCGCAGATATAACCTATATTTGCAAACCTGTTGTTATTGACTTACTTTTGAATAGTAACCTAAATATGAGTACTAAAAGCGCAAAAGAGATTACTGGTAATACTACAAGATTTATTAAAGGTCTTATTCAAGATAATAATTATCAGACTTACGCTAGAGAAAATATTTTAATAGAATAACTAATAAAGAATAAAATTATAAAATTATGAACAGATTATATGTTTTAAAGAATGTAGCTTATGGAGCTAAACAAGGTGGAGTTGTTGCTGATATTAATGAGATAGATCAACTTTTGCCGGGAGCTGTAGCTTTCTTTAATGAGAAAGGTGTATTACTTACTGTAGCTAATGCTGCAGCTAATATTGGTGATACTAAAACTTTTATTGCTGCTGTAGGACGTGCAGATGATGGTAGTGGAGTAGATAATTTACAAGTTGTATCTTTAAATCGTAGAGGTATTAATGATATTAATAGAGTAAATTACAGAGCTTATGTTAGACCTGTACAAACTGTTAGTGCTTTGCCTTTTGCTGCTGGTGATACTGGAGAATTGTATGTTAAAGTACAAAATGTTTCCTTTACTAGTAGAAATTTAACTGCTCAAAAAGCCGCATCTTATACTAAAAGTGCTACTGATAGTATAGAAGATGCTGTAGACGGTATTGTAGCCGCCTTAAACCTTGATAATAGATTGTTTACTGCCGCTAAAGTTGGTACTAATACATTTACTATTACACCTAAACAAGATGATATAAGTCTTGATATTACTCTAGGTGGTATTTTAGATGGGTCTACTATAGCAACTACTACTGCTCCTGTATATGGGGTTGGTGTTGGTAGAGATGTTAGAGTTATGGAGGGAGATTTTTCCATTGAAGGTGGTAATGGTAATTACATTGATTATACACCAGAATGGTATAGCCGTGAATTAGAAGCTACTATTGCAGGTACATATGATATGATTACTTTAACTTGGACAGGACAACATTCTTCTCCTACTGGACGTAGACCTGTTATGCATAATAGATTAATTATCACTCCTTTAAGTACTGCTACTGCTGGAGCTGCTAATCAAAATACTGCTAATATTTTAGGAATTTTAGCTTTAATCATACCTAATGCTTATAGTGGAACTACTAATGCGGAAACTGGTACAGATGATGGTACTGACCATGATGGTGTAGCAGGAAACTAATATTACCTTTTATTAGATAGATTATATTACTAATAATTTTTGTTAATGTAAAACCCTTACTAAACTTAATTAGTAAGGGTTTTTTAAATTCCAATTATGGCTATTAATTATACCTTAATTAAAAAACAAGATGAACATAGGTTAACTGTACAACAAGTTACTACTTATGTTTTAACTTATATATCAGATGGTAGTGATGAAAGAATTGCTACAGCTACTTTAAGTGCTAATCAAACTTTTGTTTTGATTACTCCTAAAGATGGACAATATAGGCTTACTTTATCTGCTACTGGTGAGACAGACGTACAAGAAACCTTTTATGTTATTAGGTTTTTACAAAACTCTATTATAGCAGATACTTTAACTTTGTTATGTGATTGTAGTAATACTTATATAAATAACGACTGTAAAACTAAAAGTGAACAAGAAGCTATAGCTATTAGAGGTTTATTCAGTAAAGTATTTGCTTTTCAATTTCAATATGTTAGTACTTATGGTGCTGATTATCCTAATATATTTACTACATTTTTAAGTAAAGCTTCTCAATTATTTACTTGTAAATTTCAAACAGCTATTAATAGTCTACTTTTACAAGAATGTGTTACAGGTTGTATAGGAAATACTAGTAAAATTAGTAAACTATATATGACCATGTATTGGTCAGCTATGTATTTTACAGAACGTACAATAGTAGATACTACTATTCAAGAAGATGTAGATTTACTAAAGACTAAATTTAATTACGATAAAATAGTAGGTTGTATTTGTGATACTTGTGTAGAAATAGCTGATTTAGAAGCTTTATTTACTACTACCCCTACTACTGATCAAATATATAGTTTTCAATTCCCAACTACTGACAAAGATATTAGTGATATTGGTGAAGTTGACTCTGCTTTCCTTTCTACTAATGGGGAATTACAACCCGAAGTTGATTTAATTGCAGGTAAAGCTATTACATTTACTAATATAGGTAGATTTGGTTTTGTGATTAATACTACTAATCAAACACCTTTTAGAATATTTGATATATTAAATAACGATATAACGGAAACAACATTTACTAGACAATATGATGCGGCTACACAAAGAGTCTTTTATGTATCTTTAAATATATTTCCACCTAATTCAATCTATTTTAGATTCGTAAAACAATAAAATATGGCAAGTAATGTTATTACAAACTCTTTAGAAGTTGGAACTCAACTTCCTTTAGATGGTAAATTATATGTATTAACTTTAGCAGAGTTAAGTACTTTAGGTACAGGCGATGCTAAAGCTTTTGCATATTATGAAGATATGGTTGTTCATGTAATTGAAAACCATAATAACTATATATGGAGAGAGACTACCTCTCCTAGTGAAGCTGGGGGACTTATAACCAGTAATTATACATATCCCGCTAATATAATAACTGGAGGCATTACATATAGTAATAGAGTCTTTAATTTATTTTTAGTAGAAGTAGGAGGTAATCAAAATTTACAAGAAACTACTACTAATGGAAATACTACTACTACTGATATAATTGCAATACACCCCACTACTACAGCAAGAACTACTGTAGCTGATACAGGAATAATTGTAAGAAATGCTAGTAATATAAATACGGCTTTTATTGCAGGTAGTATTAATCACGGGGATGGTACACCTTTTAATGTTTTATTTATAACTTTACCTACTCCCTCAGGAAGTAATACTATAACTTTTCCTGGAAATGTAAGTGGTACTGTAGCTTTAACATCTAATATACCTGTAGTTACAGCCGGTACTAATATTACCATAGATAATACCAACCCATTAGCCCCAATCATTAATGCTACAGGTGGGGGAACTACCCCTAATTTACAGGCAGTAACTGATGTAGCCCCTCCTGCAACTACTAATGCTATTACTATAGCAAATCAAAATGATTTATTTATTTTACAACTTAGTGGTATAGGTGCTACTAGATCTTTTATTAGGTATAATGGCGGAGCAAATGGTAGTTACAGAGCGGGTACAATATTAGTGGTGGGAGAAACTACTAGTACAACTTATACTATAACTTTTAATCCCGCTATTGGACTTGAACAAAGGTTATTAAATATTACAACATCTCTTTTTGAAGTATTAGAAAGAGTTTTAATTAGGCATACTAGCAATCAAATAACATTACAACAAGCTGTAGGTAATACTGTAGCTTTTAATGTACCTGCTCATGGGGTTAATAATGGTAATTACATTTTAACTACTCCTGCTAAAAGTGGAATTATTGCTACATTAAGTGATATAACTTCTTTAGGAGGAACAATGATAAGAGCTAATTTCCCACTTAATTCTACACAAGTAACTAGTGGAACAGATATAGCCGTAACACTTAGTCCTATAGCTACTCAATTTATTCACGTATACGCTATTACTATAAAATACACACATAATAGTATAGCTTTTAATGGTGGTAATATTGAATTTCGTTTTGGTGGGGTAAGTTTTACTACTGGTTTACCTTTACCTAGTTTAACTAGTACTACTATAACTCGTATAAATTTAAGTGATGTAAATTTTGGTATACCTTTAGGTGTACCTGTGACATTTGCTACTACCACTACTCCTAGTGCGGGTAATGGAACTTTAAATGTATATATAGATTACGCTATAATCGATGAATAATAATAAAAATATATAAAAATGTTTAGAATAACAACAGAAGGTAATTTTTTAATAATTGTAATTGATACTGATTTAAAAGAACATATCAGACATCCTTTAGGAGATAGTGTTTATACTATTTTAGAAACCGAAACAGAAACTAATCCTACTATTAGATTTGAGGGTGTAGCTAAACCCCTGTTACTACAACAAGAGTATGGTAGTGAATTTAGATTAGCTAATTTAAGAGACGCTAGTGGTACAATTTTTACTGATTTAGATGCTTTAAAGAATTTATTAAGTCCTATACTTTTTAGTGAAGGTGGGGGCAACGGCAATGGGGTTAGCGATGTGGTAGAAATTACACAAAATAATTATATAGATAAATTTCAAAATATAGATAGTACTAAACAATACTATATAGTAGAAGAGGTTATAGTTTTACAGTCTATTGTTTTAGACAAAGATATAACTATTAGAAGTTATGGTACTTCTAGACCTAGACTAAAAGCAGGAGCAAATATTCCTATATTTATTAGCGGAGGTACTGCTTCTAATAGTGTATATTTATATAATATAGCTATAGATAATTCATTTATAGGTAGTTCTGTGTTTAATCTAACAGGAAATACCGGTTTTGAGACTATGCAATTGATTGATGTAAATTTTCTAAATTCACAACAAATAGGGGAATTAAATGGATTTAGACAATTATTTTATAATACAGTAGCGTATATAGGTGGAGAACCTTCTTTAACTTTATCAGGTGCTTTTGGTGGGGCAAAGATTACCAATTTCAATGGTGTAAATATTGCAGATACTATGACAAATGCTTTATTTAAAAAAGGTACAAATTTAACTTTTTCATCTACTTTTAATATAGAAGGTAAAATAGATTTAGGTAGTACTGCCCCTTTATTTGATTTTTCAGAGCTATCAATAACTAATAAAGAAAATTTAATTCCTAATAATTTAACTGTAACTAGAAACGGTGTAATAAACGCCTCTGATAGTACAATATATCCTACTATTAATCAATCAAATATAAAAAGTTTATGGAGTAATAATGTAGGTTTACCTAATACAACTAAATATATAAAAATTAAAATTACTACAGAAATTACAACTATAATAACAACTATAAACACTTACTATCCTTTAAATGGTGCTTTTGTTATAGGTCAAAATTCCCATTTCGATATGCCTTTAAACGGGCAAATACGCTTATTAAGTGGAAACGGGACTTACCACATTTCAGGTAACCTTATTATAGACGGAACACAGAATAATGAAATAGATATAAGAATTACAAAATCAGAAGATGGTGGAAATACTTTTCCTATTGTTGTAGATCATGTTACTTATACTATTAATTCACTAGTAGGCGGAAGAGATGTCGCTTTTGTTCCCATTAGTTCTATAGTAACTTTAGTAGAAAATAATAGACTTAGATACGAGATAGGAAATAAAAGTAGTACAAATAATTTAACAGCAGAGCTTGACAGCTCTTTTATAGTAAATAAAATAACTTAAATATGATACCAAAAACAAATAAATCACCTAACACTAATATGGTAGCTATCTTCGGAGCTATTATAGTTATAGTAGCTTTAGTTCTAGTTTTCCTAGATAAAGCTACTCTTACAGAAGCTAGTACTTTTGTAGGTGGCCTAGGAATGATTCTAACTATTATTAATAGTTATCTTTCTAAAGATAAAAATGCTAGTCATACTGTTAGACAAACACTAGACCCTGATAAAGATGATTATCCTAAAGACAAGTTCTAAGCCTGTACTGGCTTTTCTGATCCTAATTCTATTCTTAGGTAATTATTATATTTGCGATTACTTTTATAGTGATAATATACGTAAGTGGTGGGAACTAAAAACCAACATTTACGCAATTATTATAGCTCTAGCGTTCATACTTTCGAGTATAAATGCTAGAGGTATTTGCAGATTTTTTCTTAACTTAGGCGTGGGATTTGCTATCTCAAATGTAATTGATAGGTTATATTTTGATGTTAGAACTACTACTAAAGAAGATATTATTATGGTTATACTTACTATACTACTAGCCACTATAGATTATAAAAAACCCCTTAAACAAGATGGAAGAAATAAAAGTAAAAACTAGTCTATTACATCAAATTCTACAGAATCAAGAAGAATCTAGTAAAAACCAAAAAAAACTAGCTAGAGAATTTGCACAACTTTCTATGGACTTTTCTGCTTATAAGAATAAGAAAGAAATACATGATATAAAAGTAATAGGTTATCTTGAAAATAATGAAGCTACTGGACAACAAGGTCTTGTTAAAGATATGGCTGATGTAAAAGCTATAATTAAAAGTTTTGACAAGAAGATAGCTATATTTGCTACTGGTATTGCAGTTGTAGTTGGTTTTTTAAAATTTTTACTAGGTAAAATAAGTTTTGCTAAACTATTTATATAATGACAGAACAAGAAATTTTAAAGGGTATTAAACAATATTTCGATATTAAAGAATTAGTAGGGGAAGCTACTTATACTAAATGGGGTGAAAGAAGTTGGAGGTTTTTAGATTTCCGACTTCTTCACACTATATATGTAATTAGAAGAGCCTTAGATAAACTGATGTATGCTAACAATTGGGATATAGGAGGAGATTACGATGAAAGAGGTTTAAGAACTAATGTACAAGAAATTTTACAAGATAAAACTTCTAAGAAAAGACTATATTTATCTGCTCATGTTCTAGGTAAAGCTTTAGATTTTATAGTACAAGGTATGACTTCTGAGGAAGTTAGAAATTGGATAATAGCTAATCAACATATTTTACCTTATAAAATTAGATTAGAGCATAAAAAAGATGGTAAACCTATTTCATGGGTACATCTTGATATTATTTGGGAAGAACATAACCCTAAAGTATATTTGTTTGATGTAAATTAAAAGATAATGAATACTAAAAAAAATAAATTAATTGCCCTTATAGCTACTATTGTAGCTATATGGGTTTTGTCGTTTCTAAACATTAGTGTAAAAGATGTTTTTATTAGAGCTTTAGGGGGATATACTAAGCAAACTACTAATGTTACTATAGATAGTACTTTTATACGAGGTAAAGTTGATACTTTAGCTGTATTTAATCATTATGTAGAAACTAAAGGTATTGTATTAAATCCTGAACCTGAGATAAAATACAAGTACAAATACCTTAACCCTATAACAGATAAAGAGGAGATTATTGACAGTACCAAACTTTATGTAGTAGGTGTTAAAGATTCTCTTATTGACGGTAATATGACTATAGTTAATAAGTTTAACGGAGATTTAGCTACTGCTAGTTTTAGGTATAAACCTTTATTTCCTAAACTTATTAGACGAGTAGATACTCTTAAAATCAAAGAAACCAAAACTATTACTTTAAGTAATGATAGAACTAGGATTGGTATAGGTGTAGGTGTAAGTAGTCTCCAGTCAATATCTGTATTGGGGAGTGTAACCACAAAAAAAGGTTGGCAATTTATGTACGAATATAGTAAACCTTTAGATTTAAAACTTACACCTATAAGTAAAGATATACATTCATTTAAAATTATAAAGAACTTTTAACAATGGCAACATTAAATGGAATAGCAGAGAATATAGCTTTTATTAGAAAAGAACAATATAATCAAACTTTAAAACAAAGTATTAAAGATAGTATTATAGAGTATAGAGCTATGTTAATAAGACAAGACTTAGAAAGAAATATGCTAAGTTATACAGACTATCTTCAAACTGTTTGTGTGGATTTTGAAAGAGTTAATAAATCTGAATGTCCTGAATTACCTGTTTGTGGTTATGTTTTAAGAAGTAACCAAACTGTACCTAAACCAATTAGATTAAAAACTAATGGTAGAGTTAATTTTAAATTTGTAGGTTCAGTAAATAGAATTAAAGCTTTTACATTTGCTACAGCTTACGAAATGAATGTAGTAAATAGTTTACCTTTTCAAAAAAATGTTATTTATTATACCTATTTAAATAATCGTTTATATATATTAAATAACCTTAAACTTAAAAAAGCTTTAATAGAGCTTGTTGTAGCTGATCCTAGACAGATAGAAGATTGTGATTCTTCTAACGTATTTCCAGATGATCAAGAATTTCCTGTTCCTATAGATATGTTAGTTAGAATTAAAGACATGGTACGTAAAGAATATCCACAAGTAATTCAAGATGGTCAAGAAGTAAATATAGATAAAGATGATAAAAATTAATACAATGTATGAGTTCTATACAGAGGACTTGAACTTAAAGATAAAGAAACTAGAAGAAGAAAAAGCAAAGTATTCTTCTTCTATTAGAAGTTTAACATCTACACTAGAAGATAATAAAGACTATATTAATGCTTACTGTAATGTTAAACTAGATACTATATTAAAAACCACTACATCATCTAAAATTTTAAAGACTTTAAGATTCCCCCCTTATACTATATATTCTAATGGTAGAAGAATTAATACACAAGCTTTAAAAATGTATATTACTAGATATATTTTAGTAAATGCTTCTGTAACTGCTATTAATATAAATATAAATAGGCATCAAAAGGAGTTAATATCTTTTGAACTTTATAAGAATACTGTCTCTTATACACATCTGACGCTGCCGACGATCTTACGCGTGTAGATCTCGGTGGTCGC